ACGCATGGTTGATATCGGAAGACTTAAAGACGAGCATCCCATCGTCGGCGCTTGCCTGGTTGATGCAGATACCGGTGGTTACGTCTGCTGTGGCTGTATCGTTAAGTAGCAGGACACCGCCGTTGTCGAGACGCATCCGCTCGGTGACTCCCTGCTGCCCATCCGAAGTTGTGCGGAAAAGTATACGTCCAGGGGTGTCATTCTCCCCTGGCGTCCCGTCTATCTCAGCCAGAATGTCCGCTACGGTAGAGCCAAAATCGGTGCCATCATCAGCGAGGAAGGCGATTTGCCCACAATCGTCACCATCAATGACGATGGCAAAAGAGCCGTCAGCGATTGCTGGGTCACGGCTTTTGATGAACCTCAACGATGGGCCTGATGCGTTGGCACTCCACCTGCCTATCTGCAAGGAGGAGTCCGGCCCAGCCGTGCCCAGAATCTGCACCTCTGGAGCGTCCCCACCGCCACCACTAGAAACCTGCGCCGTGTGACCGACCACAACGCCCGTGCCGTTGGCAACATGCACATCGCTCGTGGCAGTCAGGTTCAACTTGGCCCCTGACGCTATCGTGAAATCGGTGCCATCGCTCTCAATTTTCTGGCCGTCGTCCGCGAAGGTTAGGCCAACAGCCGAAGGAACATTGATGTCATCGGTGGCCTCTAGTTCAATGTCCGCCGCTGAGTCCAGCGTGACCGTTGTCCCAGCTAGTTCCGCCGTACCGTCAGCAGTGATCTGGATGTTTCCAGCGGCTCCTCCTGCATCTGTAGTGACTATCGAAAGAGTGCCGTTCGTTCCAGCAGTAAACACAACGGTATCACTAGTATCGCCTGTCATCGTAATGACTTTGCCGTCAACAACTACATCATCAACGGTTAGGGCTGTTAGCGTACCCAGCGAGGTGATATTACCTTGGGCTGCATCCACTGTAATTGTGAGGTCATAGGGGTCACCATCACTACCAGTACTGGTATCTGTCCAGTTAATAGTTACACCAGACCCTATTATTTTCATCTCTTTATTTTCAGTTATAGTAACTTCTGTTCCATCATCGTCTTCAATTACAAAGCCGTCTCCCATAGTTTGAGCAGAACCGTCAACATAGGCTTTTACAGACTGTTGTGTAGGTATAAGAGTAGCTGAATTAGAACTCATATCATCTTCATCTACCCACGCCGTCACTGAAATAGACCCGTCAGACAAATTTCCGTATGTAATTGTACCAGTTGTGGTGATATTGCTAGACCCAGTATTAATTGCCCCAAATCCTGAAGTAATTGAGCCAGCATCTAATGCTCCAGTTGTGACAATATTAGTACCGCCAACGCTATGGCTTGCAAAATACGTAGAAACAGTATCTACGTTGGTCATATTCATTGTGCCACCATCGTTAATCACAATACCATCGCCACTAGCAACAGCAGTCGTTCCTCTAACTGTACCACCATCAAGTAAGTTAAGCTCTGCTCCAGTAGCGGTTATGGCGGTTCCAGCATAATTTAAATTACCGGCCGCTATATTTACTTCACCACTTCCATCTGGAGTTAATGTAATATCACCATTACTGTCTGTGCTAATAATAGTATTCCCATTAATATTAATATTATCGATAGTAAGAGTTGTCAGCGTTCCAAGAGAAGTTACATTTCCCTGCGCTGCGGTTGATAACGTTCCAACAAATGCTGTAGATGTAATAGAAGTTGCTCCAGTAATTACTCCAGCATCTACACTTATAGTACCGTCCAATAAGATAGCTGATCCTGCTGCCGGCTCTAGATTTATTGCGGCACCAGAATCAAGAGTTAAGACTCCTACAGAATCTATGTCAACTGTTCCATCAGCAGTTATCTGTAAATTAGCTGCGGCTGCGGCTGTGTCCGTAGTGACTATAGAAAGAGTTCCATTAGTCCCAACTGTAAATACCGCAGTATCTCCAGAAGAACCTGTCATAGTTACTACTTTACCATCCACACTAACATCATCAACGGTAAGGGCTGTCAAGGTTCCCAGAGAAGTCACATTTCCTTGTGCCGCCGTAGTTAAAGTTCCTGCTATATTAGCAGCTTGAAAATTTGCATAGCTGGAAATAGTAACGTTACCTGCAGTTGATCCTGTCTCAGCGGTATTTATAATAACAAATTCATCTGCTGATTCATCCCACATAAAACCGACATTAGCTGACGTACCTCTTTCAACCACAAACCCAGCATCTTGTGATGGAGTTCCAGTTTCGTCCGTATTTAGTGCATACAGCGAATCAGCTATATTTAAGGTTGTCGTATTAACAGTCGTAGTTGTTCCTGAAACAGTTAGATTGCCGGCAATAATAACAGTTGTACCGCCAGCACCTATTGTAAGACTATTAGAACCAATAGTATCTAAAATAGTTTTATCACCAGAGGTCATATCAAAGTCGGTTACGCCTGTAAATGCTTTATTAGTTATCGTTTGAGTAGCTGTAAGAAAGACAAATGTATCAGCAGCACCTAATGCTGGAATAGACAAAATTCTATCCGCACCACTTGGTTGTGTCCAAGCAATCGTATAGCTATTCTCGCCATCCTTCTCAAGAACAATAGAACCAGTAACGGTTGCAGTTATAACTTCGATGGCAGGAGTATTTAATTCTTTATCAAATAGGGTTCCACGAGCTAAGCCAGAACCCGGCATTCGGTCTAACCCAGTAATAGGCATTTAGTTACCTCCCCCAAATAATTCCTCGAATTCGAGCATTCGTACTACCAGAACGAATAATACTTATTTTTGATCCTACATAAACAGAATCATCAAAATACCCTTCGTTAGCAGGAATTAACATAGATGATGTTGTAGCATCTCCATCAAATTCGATGTAAGCATCCGCTGTTTCCACAATAAAAGATACTTTGTTACATTCTTCCATTGACGCTGAAACATCTACAGCAGTTTCAGCACTTGAACTACTAGTTGTATATGTAAATGTCTTATGTCTTGGATAATTCTGTAACAATTCTATCTCTTGTCTCCACGGTCTAGTTGTCATTTCCGTCCTCCTTTACTTTAAACTTCAATAATGTAGGGGAAGAAGTACCCAAAAATTGTTTTCTTATATTGTCCTTTCCAAAAGGCATCTTAAATCCTTCCTTCTGAGCTATAGAACTCATAGATAAATATCGAGGTTTTGCTGCTTCTTTACGCAAAGAAGAAACCAAACTCAATAAATACCTATTTTTAAAAGTTAAATGTTCTAATGCTTCAGTCACAACAGTTAATTGTCCCTGTAGTTTTTCTACTGCACCTTTTTGTATCTTAGTTATACCTTTTTGTTGAGTTCTTTCCACTTTAACATCTTTTTGCAATTGTTGTAATATCGCACTTGTCTGTTCTAAATCATCATTTTCAGCTTGCACGGTTTCTGAAACCCTTCTCCAATATTCCGCAACCGTATTAAGTTTACTGTAATCAGTCTTTAGGTTAACATAATTTTCTGTAACCTCACTTAATTTTACTTCACTTGCCGAAAACCTGCTCTGAGTTTCTTGAAGTTCGTGTTTATTCGCTGCTGATCCCTGAATAGTTTCTTCCAATCCTCGTATTAAACCTCTTTCTATCTGTGAACTTTCCTCAACTTGCTCTGTTAATACACCAACTCGATTATTTAATTCTAGATTATTATGTGCAGCTTGTTCTAAATAACTTTCTTTGATACCAAGTTGTCCTTTAATATCTCTTAACTCATTTTCCAACTCGTAGTTTCTAGTTTTTAAAACTCCCCCTTGTTTAACTTCCTCCTCTAATAAAGTTTTATGCGCTTGTCCAACGATCTCTCGTTCCAGTGTCTCATGAAGTTGAATCTCTGCGGCTTGCATTCTCTGGTTAAAAAGAGATCGTTCTTCATCCACAGTCTTTAATCTATCTAATTCATCTTGTAATCTTTGTACTTCAGCCCTCCAAGCATTGTTTTGAGTTTCATTAACAAACGAAATTACTTTAGAATTAGACTTATTTTGTTTATTAGACTTATTAAAAAAATTATTCAGTTTCATCAACTATCTCCATATACGAAGTAGCATAAAAACCATAACCCAAGGCTGCTTTTGGAACATTCTTAACCCATTCTTTTGGAGCTTCATTACGAGAAACGAACACTCCATTAGATAAAGCTAAATCTCCTTTCAACAAATCTTCAATTTCTGAAGAATAATTATTATGTAGACTCTCTATTATGATATCTTGTTTAACATCAGACCAATAAAGGGTACCAACAACCTCATCGAAACGAACATCGCTAGGCTGTATCTTTTTCCAAACCTGTATATAATATCGTTTAGGTATATCGCTATTCTTTTCAATAGGTTTTTCATTAAAAACTTCTACAGGCTGTTGCGCCATCTTCTTTTTTACTGTCTTTGTAGTTGTTACGGCTTTTCTAACCATTACATCCTCCTTACCTCTTTCTCGGCTTTATATACTTAGATGTTCCTTTACTCTCATGTGGTCTAATGACACCGGCATCTGAGGCTCCCTTAAACCGTCGTCCAAATTCCACTCGCCGTACTTTTCCTGATCCATGACCACCCACAGTTCTCTCGTGTGCCCCTGTACCTGTCCCTCGTATACGTTTCTTACCCTGAACTTCAATAACTGTATGGCCTATATTTTCAGGTCGTGTCCATCTGTGTTTTACAGCATCCCACTGTAAACCCTGTCGTGGAGGAATAGTAGAATGGTCTTTCTCTAACATATTAATTAGAGGAGTTCTTTTAATATAAGTATCTGTAGAATCCTCATAACGAGACTGTAAGGACTCAAATGCATCTTTATTTAAAGATGTATCTGCAGATTTCCTCCGCATTTTACTTCTTAAGGTTCGTTCTAAATTTCTCCTTTCCGCAGCAGATAAGGTTCTTTCCCATTCACTAGTTTGTTCGGGAGTCATTTGACCTACTCTACCAACATCACTACTTAATGCCCATCCTGCAGCAGCAGACATTAAAGAAGCTAATTCTGGAGGAAAAGCCTTCAACATACTTTGTATAGCTTTTTCTTTTTTACCTTTACCAGAGTCTTTTCCTTCATCATATTTCCAATTAGCTGTACCGGGGTAACTTCCCGGCCCATGTTTAGCATCTATAGCAGCAGCAATAGTATCACGTACTCTAGCTCCTCGTCCTACCGCTTTACCAGTTTTCTTATTCCCAGTGCTAAAATCAGTCTCTCCCTGTCGTTGAGCAATAGCGGTAGCTACAGCCGCTGTATCTCTTCGTGCATAAGTTCCTTTTTCAATAGACTCTTCAAATTTCTCATCTAAAGCCTCAGTATAAGATTCTTTGCGTTGAATAGCTTCCATAATCTTTCTGGCACGACGCATTCCTGAAGCTTTATCATCAGAGAAATCATCAAAGCCCTCTTCACGAGCTTCTCGTTCAGCCTTCTCTTCAATAGAAACTTCTTTTAAAAGTCGTTGCTTATAATATTGTTGTATGTCAACTAAACCCATATTGATTCTCCAGAAATGAATCCTTATATATTATTATACTATTTAGAAAAATTAAAATCAAACTACATTTTTGGTCTAGATTCTATCTCGCTATGTATTCCTTTGCTCCATTCCCTCCATTGATCCATAGAACTTTTTCGTTCGTTTCTATCTTCTATATCCCTTATATGATCAAGTTGTCTTGCATGTTCTTGATTTCTTAGGCTATATATCTCTCTAAGAAAGCCTGGTAGTCTACGCCATAGCTCTACTTTTGCTTTTGCCTGGCGTTCATTTTTAGGCGCGAATCCCCCGGAATAAACTCCACCCAGTGCCTTTCTACCTCTTTGTCTAGCTCCTCTTAGTGCATTTGCGACATGTTGTCCTATGTCACCTCCATCACCACTTCCCATTCGGGATGCAAACTGTTGAACAGCAGATTGTCGTTGTCCTTGTTCTCCACGTAAACTATTTACATAATCCAAAGCACCCGTAAATTTTCTTCCAACTGCTTTGGCTGCTTGTCCATATGCAGCAAATTCTCCAGTTCCTGCCCTTCGTTGGGCTTCTACTCCACCAAACTGTCTTCCAATTTTTTCTCTTTTACTTTCAGGATCACGGGCCTGTCCCTTACCTTTACCAGCAGCTTCAGCCATACCCCGTAGACCCACAGAATCAAGGTCTACCTCAAATGGTGCGCCATTTGCTGTAAAGTTTTCGTGATCAGTTATACCGGGCTGATTACCTAAATGGCTGCCCATAACACCTTCATGATCTAATTCATCATCATGTAATCCTGCGTCAGGATGATCAGGAGTGTGGATGGAGAACATGTTTGCACCATGTCCAGCCATTGGTGGTGACATTGGCCTATAATCCTCATCACCTTCTTGTCCATGACCTGCATCAAAGTGGCCTTGAGGATAAATAACCAGTTTATTATTTTTAGCTGCAGCAGCATTCTGACCATGAGAGGCCCTATAGGTATCTTCGTCTACCCAACCTTTACCTCTACCTGGAATCCAATACTGCTTTTTCATCTCCTCTGTTTTGGGGTCTTTAACCATACGAGTTTTTTCTGGCTTCTTATCTTCACCCTTAGCATCTTTTTCGCCAGTTGGCCCTGAGCCAGCCTCTTCATGGGCTTGCTGAACTTTATCCTGATGCTCTCCTAGCTGAGGATTCTTTTTAATAGCCGCTAATTTCTCTGGATCATCCTTTAAATATTCGTCTAATGTGGCATGTGCCCTCTCTTTTCTCTCTAAAGCGGCTTGATCTGAGACTTTTTTATCTGTACCAAGTCGTTTCTTCTGAACATTAAAATTCTTTTTAGCGTCTCGTTTAAGCTTACCATGTAAGTTATCTATCTTATCTCTGAGTATTTCAAAGTCATTAGTAACATACAGATTTTCTCGTTGTCTACGTACTATATGACCTTCACGTTCCTTTTCAAACTCTTCATTGGATGCATCTCCAGCCCTAGTCGCTTGGGCAAACATTTTTCCTTGTTCACTCTTAAAACCACGCCGTTTACTTTCAACATAATCTCCATGGTCGGTTTGAATTTGCTCACGAATAATCGCTGAGTCTGTCTCATGAGAACTTTGCTCTTGTCTCATTTGATCTGCGAATCTTGTAGCGTCACCATCGTCTTCTATAAAAGCTTCAAGTCCAGCCGCATCCGCAACTTCTTGCAATGATTTGTTACGAATGTCTCTAGACTGATTAATAGCATCGTTCTCAGTTTTTCGTGCTGTAGCGTCCGTATGTGCTACGGCAGCATCTATACGTTCCATCCTAGCATGACCATCATCTGTTAACTTCTGTCTCTCTTCAGCCTGGTTAAGAAGAAGATCAGTTCCTGCTTGAGTCCACTCCTTACCTTCTTGACCAAGATTGTTAGCATGTTTTTCTATTTCAGTTTGATGACTCTGATGTAAATCTGCTACCTGTTGCTGCGAACCCCGATCAAATTCAGCAGCTTCTTGTTTATGTTGCTGCGTCAAATTACCTAAATACTCCGGACTAGCCCCCCTAGCTGCAGCAACATTCGAATCATCTTGCTGCTTCTGATAGAATTGTTCCGAAGTTTTTGATAGCTTATTCCTTAAGTTTGCAAGTTGACCTGTCTGCTGTTTTGCCAAATCAGCGAAACTAGCGTCTGCATTAACAACTATGTCCATACCTTGCTGGTTATGCTGTTCAACTTCTTCATTATGTTGTTTTATCTGCTCGGCTAGTATCGAATTAAGTTGATCGTTAGCTGTAGACCTCGCTTTTTTAGCTTTTTGTTCTGCCTCATAAATAGCATTCATCCTATCTGCAGAAGCGTCACCAACATTTTTTTTATGCTGTTTATTTGCTTTATCAATATCTTGATGATAAGCATTATATTCATCTTGTTTCTTTTTTATCTTGCCATCGTGTTGCGCCAACTGACGCTCATGAGCATCAACAGCTTCATTTATAAGCTTCTTATGATTATCTAGTAATACTTTCTGTCTGTCCCCTTCACCACTTACTCGTGCATAATTCGCATCACGCTGACGTTGATGTGAATTCTCTATATCAGCATCAAATTTAGCGTCATTCTCATCATAGTTCCGATCTCGTCCAGCAGTATTTGCAGTATGAGCATCTGTAGTTTTTTTATGTTCATCCACTTTAGCTGCCTCATGGGCCGCACGTAAACTACTTTCCGCTTCATGATGTTCTCTATCACCTTTAGGTATAGCTAATTCAGCGTCATGTATTTCATTAACTAGTTGTTGTAATTTATCATCAGGATACCCATTTTCATCCACAGCATGAACTAATGGAGCTTTAGCATCTTCATGCTTTATCTCTGAGGTATCATGTTCAGGATCACCATTATGATCTAGCCCACGATGCCCATCATTACCATCTTTATCATAACCTCTAGAGAAATTACCATTCTCTAAGGCATGGGCAAGTTTTTCATTTTTATGATTAGCCTTAGCAAAAGCGGTTCTTTCGTCACGTTCCACAGTCTCCTTTAATTCTTTAGCATGAGCTAGAAATTCATCTGACCCTAAGTCAATACCATTACGTTGTGCTGACTTAATTTCCTCGGCAATCTCTCTAGCAGCCGAAGGATTCAGATTAGCATACTCATGTACTCGCTCTCTTAAAGCTTTAAAATTTTCTGGGTCTCCGGATTTCGGGTCGAAATGCTGGAAATTTTCTTTTCGATGTTGAAAGTCTATTAACTCTCTAAAATGTTCTTTAGCCATTTCAGGACTCATTTTTTCACCATCATGTTCCTTAGCCCACTTATCTGGGTCTGGAAAGTTGTCCTCGAACTCAGCGACAGCCCTTATTTGATCGACTCCTCTAGCCCTATTCTGTTTTTCTTGCTTTTGTTGAGCTTCTTGGTTAGCTACTAAATTAGTTTGAGCTTTTACAGCATCTGTAATATCTTTAAGAGTAAAGCCAACGGACGGATCATAATGCCTCTCAAGTTTTGTAGTGGCTCTGGTCATTGCATCCTGATCAAGAACCTCGTCATCATCACCAATCAAATCAGGATTCTGTAATCGAGCTAATCGTTCCAAAGCCGCAGTACGATTCGGTTTATCTTTTTCTGTAGGCTTTGCTCCTGCAGATGCTGAGGAAGCAGTCCGAGCTTTCGGATCACGTACCTCTTTATTCCACATCTCCTTTATTTCTTTATCTGACATATCATCAGGATTATCTAGATGTTCATGGAAGTCTCCATGCATAACGTTCTTTAAGTCTTCTACCTGACGTTTTCGTGGTGAAAGATTTTTCCTTCTATATCTCTCGTGTATTTTCTGTGTAGCTTCTGCTGCTCTATCTGGTATCTTTCCCCAATCTTCGACCTCGGCACCAAAACCCGGTAGTCCTGCATGAGCTAGTCTAGGGTCTTCTTCTTCCGCTTGCTCCATTGCAACATGTGCCTGAACGAACTGATTCCTAACCTCCTCATTCTCCTTAAGAGCTATCTCCAGTTCACCAAATTTATCTGGGTCTGTCAAGACTTCTCTAAATGTGTTCATAACATCACTTGATGTCATTGCATCTACGTCATGTCCTAGATGAGCTAAAAGCGGTTTTATTTGATCACTAACTTTACTAGGAATATGGATTTCCTCATCCAAATTGGCTCTTCGTTGCCTAGCTTTTACTCCTTTCTTTGCCACAGCGTCAGCCGCAGAAGTAGGTTCAGGTGTAGACATAGGCTCAAAACCCATATCTTCAAACAGAGGTAGCTGTTTCCCATAATCTGGAGGAGTTTCAGCAATGTCTGGATAATCAGTTGCTACAGTTTCATTTATTGAGTTATGAATTTTTTCGCCAGCGTCAGCAACCTTAATCTCATCAGATTCTATACCACTCTTAACCTCCTTAAGTTTTTCTTCGGTAATTTTCTTTGCTGTATCAGGATTCATTCCTTTATTTTCAAGTATGCTTTGTTCAATTTGTTGTATACCACCAAGTCCTGCAATAAACTCTCCGTGGTCGCTCGAAAAATCATTACCAATTCGACTAGTAAGAAGTCTATTCCTAACCATCTCTCCATTTACTACAGAAAGATCGGGTGCTTGATTAGGCTCTACAGGAACTCCATTATCTGTCAGAGCTTCTCCAGTACGATCATTATGCGTTTTTTCTAATGTAGGAAGACCTTTCGCTACAGCAACCTTATTCATGTCATCTATTAGATGATTAAGGAACGTACCACTGTTACCTATACCTACAATATTACCCTCTTTATCTCTGAAGTTCATTCCACGACGCCTATTAAACTTTGTAGCAATCGTGTCTTTATGTTTTTCAAAATGATCAACTGCTTCGTTAACCATTGGCCCAATTTGTTCAAAGAAGGCTTTACCCATTTCTGTAGGATTACCATCTTTATCTGTCAGCCCACGCTCACAAGCCACTCTTTTTGCAAAACCACTTTTCAACAGCGTTTTAGCTATGGCCTCTACCTCTGGAGAGATATTTTCTGCTGCTTCTAACACTTCTGGTTCTGGTGTGTCGCCTGACTCTTCTGCCTTTTTTGCATCAGCATCTGCTTCAGGAGTTTCTACAACAGGAGTTTCAACCACAGGAGTTTCTACAACAAGTGGTTTATTTATTACAGTACCAAGCTCTGGTTCCATTATGTCTATATGTTGCCCGACTTTTTCTCCAGTAGGTTTACCATCCTTATCAAGGATATCCATATTTCTTATTTCACTAAAATGTTCATGATGTGGATGACCTGACTCTTTAAGATGCGTTATATAGTCCTGAGCTTGCGCCACAGTGCCTACATATTCACCATCTTTCGGTTCGTTTCCTTGCGAGTCAATGTATTTGCCTTTTATCTTACTATATTCATTTCCATCCCTATCTACCCACGTACCTTTTATGACCTTACCTTTGTCATTCTTCTTACTTTCAAGCATGGGCGTTCCCATAGGGTCAAAAAGTTGCTCCCTACCTTTTCCAAGTTTACCTAAAAGAGCTTCTAAACCAGTATCAGAAATCGTTCTAGAAAGCTCTTCTTTAGCCTTGTCTGACAGTTGTTTCTTTGGGTCTTCTGGCTCAAGTGGGCCTTCAATAGTAGCTGGTGTCTTTTCCCCTGCAGATGATTCAGCCGCAGCGGCCCTCTCTGCATCCGCAGCGGCCCCCTCTGCAGCCGCAGCGACCCCCTCTCTCTTAATGGCAGCATCAATGTCGCCTCTTTTCCAAGTTGGGTTTTCATCAAGGTGATTAAGCAGCGTATTTTTCATATTATCTGACATTTCAGTTATATTTTCTTGAGTATATCCAGCAGCCCTAAGCCGCCTGTCTCCACTTTTTTGTCGGCTGACCACCTGTTCAATGTCATTTCTGCTATGAGAAATATCTTCCGAACTTATCTTAACCCTAGCTACTAACTCATCATCAGACATACCCTCTAACTCGGAAAGTCTATACCCACCTCCATACAAGCTGCTCAATCTGGTTATAACCGTTGCTTTATTATAGGCAGGGTCAATCTCTTTTAATCTAGCATCAAGAGCAGATTCAGGTTTAGCCTCAGTTACCACTGCTTCTTCTGCTTCTTCTTGTGCTGTTTTAACAGTTTTTGCAAGTGTTTCCTGTAAATATTGCCTATATTTCTCTTGGTCAAGCAAGCCATCCGTTTGAAGCCCTTTCATCTTTGCTATTTTACCGATTTGATTTCTATCAAACCCTTTAGCTACCAGTGCAGCCTCTAATTGAGTGGTATTAAGTTCCGCAATCTCCTCCAAAGTCTGGATTTGAGGAAGTGTACTATCTGCATCTAGAGGCTCAATTCCTTCATCGGTGTCTTCCCCTTTATCAGGCGTAACTTCAGGTTGAGTAGACTCCTGCTCTGTAGGGGATGTGTCCGTATCCACCCTAGCTTGAGTTCCTACATCTAATAAATCATTATGATTATCTATATTTCCTATTTTATGAGGATAATAGAAAGGGTCTCCTTGTTTACGGACAGAAGGGTCTACATTAATAGTAATATTACTCGTTGATCCTCTGGATTGGCCCTTCTCATTAATGCCATCAAGTTCTACATTATAACCATTGAGACGATTTACTTTAAATAAGTCACCTTGTTCATTTCGTACAAGGCTTCCAAGCTTCAAATCAGTATTATACTTATTACCACTTTCCCATTTTATTGGGAATATACTTTTTACCCCATCTTTTTTCTTAGATGTAACTTTCTCTGGAACATCAGATGTGGCGGTCTTAGGCTTAGCCGCAGGTTTAAACATGGCTGGATGCGATTTAGCCGTAGGTCGCTCCTCTCCAGCTATTCGTGCATCGTCACTTACTGCCATCCTATCTGGGATAATACTTGCTATATCCTTAAGACTTATTTCCAGAATAGGTTTACCCGAAGAAGTCGCCATAGGTGGATGATCTTTACGAAGTTGCTCTATAACTGCGTTTGAATAGTTCCTGTCTAGAAGATATTGTAAAGCATCCTCGTGGAAATGTTGTGGTTCTTTCGCCTTTTCCAATAATATATCTGTATCAGGCGAAGCCTCCGGCAGGTTCACAAAAGCGGCAAGCTTATTTACAGCAGACTGAGAGCCACCATTGTTGGAATATCCATTAGAAAAATGACCATTAGTCTTAACAAAACCCATCTCCAACGCTTCAGCATTATTTTCACTCTGTTGAATACGTTGTCGAGCCATATTCAAAACATATTCATCTTTGGATATTTTAGCTGGTGGAACGATATCTGGATCATCCATAAGACTATTATAAATGTCTGTAAGTCGCGACATAGTATCTCCTAAACATAGATCAGCTATATGCTGAATCAACAGCACTACTATATTATACTACTTTAATTAGGTATTTTATTAAGAACTTTTATCGCCTTATCCCGTGTATCGAGGCGTGAACCCATGGTATTTTTTAACCAATCAGCGGGAGGAACCTTCTTGTTCATTAAGGCGTGGTACATCTTGATGTTTGTACAACCATCCCAATAACCAATATCATACCCCTTTTCATAACCCTGCTCAATTAAAACCCTATGTAAAAAGTAAGCTTTACCCAATAATAAACGAAGTAAAATATTTGCAACCATTGATCCCGCAAAAAAGATTAGAAACCATTCCCATGTACTCATATATAACCTCCTTTAAACGCCAGTGTCATCAATAATTAATGGATGATAGGAATCATAAGAAACTATACCTTTATATACATGAGAATCAGCGTATTCTACTGCGTCCTCTTCTGACAGCCCCTTATTATTAATAAGAAGTTCTGTATACTTAACATACGAGTATATTCCTAATGATGCCCCATATTGAGTTCTATAAATGCCGATTAAAGCATCATCCATATCCTCATACAGAATACCACCATTTTCCTCGTCTGTCAAAACTTCTCTGATCCTACTACCTTTACTCATCATAATCTATCCTTTCGCAAGATTCTTACTACATTATACTCTTCAAATAGGGTTTTATTTTATAATTACAAAAATTTAGCTAGGACGTTTTGAAAAAATAGTCTTGGTAAATAGTACCCTAGATTAATGGTTACCTACAAGGAAACATAATAGTATAACCGGGGGGTCTATATAAAGGAACAAGCTAACTTTTTAAGACACCCCCCTTCATCGTAATAGATTATAATATATTATTAAACGAATAAGTTTTTTAGTTATTTAATTAGTTACTTACTTATTATTAATTAGTTAGTTATTAGTTAGAAAGAAATAATTATTAGTTGAAACTATAACTAGTTAAAGTTATTTAATCGTCTAGACCCACGGGGGTATATTTACAGGCTTGAGTCAGTTTTAGAGGTTGACTTGAAACCAGTTCACCCCCACCCCCTTCAAGAGGGTGTTGTGGACAGGGAGCCTGTGGAGGGTCAGGGCCAGCTAGAGAGCCTAGCCTAGAGGTGCTGCTGGCAGAGTGAGGGCTGACTAGCCTGTCAGGTAGAGGTGTCAGGCAGGTAGCTAGGCTGCTGTGGGTGTGCTGTGTAGGGTGTGTAGGCAGTGTGTAGAGCATGTAGACAGAGTGTAGAGCCTTGAGTGCAGAGTGTGGTGTGTAGAGGTGTCTGTGAGGCTGCTGAGAGGCAGGGCAGTGAAACCGAAATAGCTAAGATAAGACGAGTCTAGGCCAAGTTGACAAGAGCTAGGAGCTTGGTGTACACTGTAGAGATTAAGCTATGTCAGCTACAAGTAAGTAGGCTAGTGACTAGTGGACACAGGAGATGTGGGTGTAGGCGTGTACATCTACAGCAGGGTCACGGTCACAGACATCAGGGTCTCAGTGTGTAGAGACTGAGGCTGACTGTCTAGCTAGGTGGACACAGAGGCTAGCTGTCAGGTGGTCAGGCATGGTCGTCTAGAGCGTCAACTTGAAACCGAAATAGAGTTAGTAAAGATAAGAACAGCCCAGCGTAGGACTAGCTACAGGAGGGTACAGGAGCCTGAGAGCTATCTACAGATAGCCTAGAGAGTGGCTAGGACGAGCTACAGAGACTACAGAGATCGGTGGGAGCTAGACAGATAGCCAGAGGTCACTAGAGAGTCTAGGCACAGGAGGTAGAGAGTCTAGAGCCTAGCAAGCTAGATAGCTAGAGAGTCTAGGAGCATGGTGACCAGAGTGTACAAGAGATGTCAGCTAGAGTGACTGACTTGAAATGAAATAGGATTAACTAGCTATGTATATAAGGTAAGGTAATAGATAAGTTAAGTAAAGTCTAGGCTAGATAACTAGTTATAGAGACTAGAGACAGACTAGGATAAGATGTAGAGACCACAGGGATCAGAGAATAAGTATGTACATAGACAGAATTTTACTAGAGTATATAAGTAAGAGGTGTGGAGAGTGTAGACTAAGCAGCTAGACAAGTAGCTAAGAGACTAGACACACCATGTCCAGTAAGCATGGTGGTGGTGCTGAGAGGGCTGGACTTGAAACGAAATGAGATTAACTATCTATATATATAAGTTAAAGTAATAAGTAAACTACGTAAAATCTAGACTATAGAACTAGTTATAAAGATTCGTAAAAGCTTAGTACAGGCTACAGAAGTTGCAGGAATCAGAAGAGTTAAACAGGTTAGTAAAATCTATTAGAAGGTTTAAGTAAGAGCAACACAAAGATGTAGGATGCAGCAGCTAAATAAGTAAACTACATCTAGAAATATACTAATCTGTGTGATCAGACAGGCTCAGTTAGAGAGGTTGATTTGAAACGGTATAAAGAAAGGATACCCTGATGACAACTGATATATCTAAACAGGATAGAGACGCTACAGCCAGCGCTGTATACTGTATAGAAACTAACAAAAATATAGATCGTTTAGTACATGACATGCTACATTCATGTAAAACAGTAGAAGAATATACTGAAAAACTTAGTGGCTTACTTAAAATATTTTGGGGAAAAACTACGCCAGAAAAAAAGAATCTGGATGATGTAAACTGGCTAGAAGTAATGGTACAGATAATACCAACAAAATGCTTGATATCTATATTTAAACAATCTATATTAAAACTAGAAGGAAAGGAAAACGACAATGAAGAAACAGAAAACCCATGTGGCAGATAAAAAACAATATAAATATTATTTAATTAATGAAATAGAAAGTTTACAAAATGAAAACACTAAACTATTAAAACAACTAAATATCTTACAAACAAAATATAACAAAATTATAGAGGTACAAGAAACAGAAGATTGTTATACATGTGTATGTGGACAAGTAGCGCAATGTAATTGTAAACATTTAGGATATTTAAAACAGAGGCTAATTCTAATTGATACAGAAAAACTTGATAGTATGTGGAGCATTGAAAATGAAATGTAATAAATGTAATGAAGAAATATTAAACAATTGGGCGATAACTTTAAAACGAGTTTTTAATTCAAATGGAACAGAAGATTTTATAGCTTATCATTCAATATGCAACCCGAAAAATACAGCAAAACCAAATTGGTTAAAACAACTATATTTTTTGATACGTTACGGTGGAGATTTGAAATAGTAATGAAAGCTGAAAATTTAGTAAAAGAAATAACAAAAATAGTATTAAAAGCTGGGCTGGAGTGAAATAAAATGGTAGAAATATTATTAACAGGAATCTTTATTGGATCAATAGGATTAATAGTTTGGAGTATACTAACAGACTGAAATGAAATAACCTAGTCAGAAACGGTTAGAATATTTTATATACTTATTTATATATATTTAGACATAATAATTATCAACTCCCAAAATCTTCATAGAGGCTATTGACACTACATGTCATTCTGCTATACTCCTTGTGTAGGGGATGACACCTCTAACATTACAAAGGACAGCCGAAAGGCTGAGAGTGAACAAAATGGGATTTTGGGATAACATCACCCTCCTGCGAGCTAACGTCGTCGAAGGAAAAAGTGCAATAGCTAACGATAGCGCTGACCAAGTAGATCGAAATGTCGATAAGACTCAGGACGATATCATTAGGGCGGAATTTGAAGCATCAGTCAGGAATCTACCCAAAGATAAAATCTCGGATTCAAACGGAAATTGCGAAACTTGTGGCTCATATGCTGAGGGATTAGGAAATGGAATTTGTGCCAAGTGTTGGGATTATGTGGTAAACTTCTCATCCGCTAACAGCAAAATTTGGCCTGATGCCACCCAGTACGAAACCATTTACCAAGCGAGGTTAAACCTAGGCTAGTCATAAAACACCTGAGCAAGTGTATAAACTGCTCAAAGGGATTGACAAAAAACTAGACTTGATAGAATTATCAACTCTCGTTCCTTCCACGTTCCTTTCCTTCCACGTTCCTTTCCTTCCACCTTCCTTTCCCTTTCCTGCTCTCTCTATATATTAGACATAATAATTATCAACTCCCGTTTTTTTGGTTTTCACTATAGTCATAAATTTGACAAGGGGGTACGACTGTGCTACTATATTGATGTTGGGAGAAGTACCACTCCCGACAAAATATTTAGAATAAGGAGCGTGTGAATTATGGTTAACAAGGCACTCAGAGAAGCGATGTACATTGAAGATGGCTTTGTGGTTATCGTCAAGAAGATTGCGCCTCGGCCCGCGAAATCCGGCAAGTCTGTGTTGCTTGCCACAACCTCGGGAACCGAGTCATTCATTCATGAAGACAAGAACGTTCAAGTCAATTTGAACGTCTACGTTCCTCATGTAGCGAAAGGTTAAGGCACAGGGGGTAGCAAGTAGCTTGGTACACTACGAAAGCTACCCCACCAAATTCAAAGCATAGGAGTTAGCATATGCCGCCCCCGATTCTATGACCTGAGCAAGTCATTAAACTGCTCTTTAGTTTTGCCATTTTTCGATTTGATAAATAGATTTGATAAGAGTCTTTCCGTTCCTTCCATTCCCTATTCCCTGTTCCTTCCTTGTGTCCCCTCTTTTTTAGACATGGTAATTATCAAGTCCTGTTTTATTTGACAATACCTCTAAATGTGGTACTATAGAGAAGTCAAGGGAAACCTTGAACACTCTATCGGGAGGCTCGAATGATTACCTACGCCCCTACCTATGTGCCTAGTGATCGAAAGTATCGAGTCGAAGTACGGGAAATTACGTGGAATGATTCTTCTCCTAGCGTTGTATACCCTTCTGATAGGATTCGCTATAGTCACTGGGATGCGGTACGCAAAGCGGTAGAATTTATTTCGGGTTTGTCGTGTTTCTCTATTACCGCTATGCGTGAGGAATTGGGTTGGTATTGTGAATCCGATCATGGCGACTTACTTACAGTCGAAATTGTAGAAAGTGAGGTGTAGCTTTGGCGACCTGGGCAGGTCGAAAAACTGCCCACCGCTCACTTGACAAAAGTGAGTTGATAAACTTATCAAGTCTCTTTCCATTCCTGATTCCCTTCCTTCCTTTCCTGTTCCCTTCCTCTATGGGAGAGGAGGGTAGACATGATAAGAATATATCCCTCTCTATATAAAAGCTATCATGTCTAATTTTGGGCAAAGAAATAGGGCAGGTGTGCCAAACCTGCCCGATTCCTAGCTAGCCTATTTCTTGGATTTCTTGGCCTTAGCTTCCCATTCCTCAATAGGAACATAGAGATTGACATTGGCCTTTATCTCCATGCCTTCATAGGTGAAGGTTTCGGCACCCCTAGTAGTAGCTAGAAGCATTGAAATCCCTTTCTTACTGAGCGTAGGCAGTATCGGAAAGCGCATTACAATTTCGCCATTCTCAACTGTATACTTATCGGCTGGGTTTTTGGGCTGATTAGCCATTAGTCACCATCCTGTACTATAGTGTACGGTTTCAGCGGAGCCGTCTCGCTTGGCACATGACCAGACTATCACCGTTCGCAACTGTTGTCAAATTTGTGCCTAACACTAGCTACTCTATAGAGAATCTATAAAAAAAATGGGGACATGATAACTCTACTCTGCCCTACACTCTGTAGAGTACTGCAGGTATCTGCCCTGCCCTATAGTATAGGGATTGTTTTTCCTTTCCCTTTCCTATCCTTTCCGCTTCCGACCTTGTTCCTATTCGACATGATAAAAAATTATCATGTCACAAAAAACAGGAACAAACTCAGGGAGTCTGTCCTGCTCTGTGATGCTCTACAGTGTAGAGCTATGCAGTGTATTGCATTATTCTGTAGGGTATTGGCCTACTCTGTTATACTCTGTACCCACCTTATCAGTTCTGCAGGTAGAGGCATTGCTCTCTCCTGTACTGCTATGGTTCTTCCCTTCACATGCTCTTTCAAGACTGTCTTCCAAGTCTTTACTGCTTTTCTGTTACTCTTTCTCACAATATTTACATACTCTCCTGTCTGTGCTAGTCTAGGTCTATCAGATACTATATAGCGTTTCATTTATTCGCTCTCCTCTATACTGTCCTGTGTTGCATTGTAGACTGTCGTAATATCTCGAATGTCTGCGTCCTCTGCAATAGAGTCTGTCTGTACTGTGGGTGGGACTAGAGTAGCATTGAAGATACTCTGCTCATCCCATCTGTTACTGAACCACTTTTCTCCACTACAGTTCTTGCATACACCTATAGCCCATGCAGTCTCTGAAGGTATTATCCAGTAGTGCGTACAGTCTTCTGCAGGTACTACCAATCCCTCTATAGTCTCGTATACTCTCTCAGCCTGTGCTACTGCTTTGCTCTTCTTAGCAGTCTTCTTCACTGCCTTAGGCTTGCTCTGCTTTACAGGCTTAGTCTCTACACCTAATCCTATACTCGCCCAGAAGTCCGATGTAATTACGACAGCGCAACCATTCACCACTATAGTATCTGTTACTGTCTCGTAAGACTTGAGAATGTTATCCCAAAAGCTACTCATGTTGTACTCCTTCTATGCTTGGCGTTTTCTCGACTTGCCAAAAGTATAACATCGTTAAAACCAAATAGCAAATTTCCTAGAGCATTTACAGACTGTCTTACTCTGTGTGTGATAGTTATATACTATACTCTTTTATCTTTGTAAATCTCTAGTAGCTATTTCTACTGTACTGTTATACTCTGTTCTGTTCTGCTATTACTCTTTCCTGTCTTGATTATAATATAACTTCTTCCTTCTGATTTCCTGTTCATCTATATACTTTAGGTCTTTCCTAATGTACTTCCTTGCTTCCTTTATAGTCTCTAAGTCATAGAACTTTTGATACTCTATTATGAATGCTTTCAGTTCAGATATCATTCTTTTCTCCACCCCTTCAGTAGGGCATGAATAAGTTTCGCTTCCTTGCTTCCTATAGTCTTATCTCTATCAATCGCTTTCTGTACTGACTTTGCATTGTACTTGGCTGTAGCAATTCCACCTGTAGAGTCATTGTATATGTTTACCATTACCCCCCCTTCTGACTAGGACAGTCTTGCTTATGGAATTGGATTCTGAAATAGAAGGAGTAGGCCATCCCACATGAGTTACACATATCAGTATCTCCTTGGTGATTCGTTTTTCCTCACTTCAAATAGTATAACACGAAAACAAAACTTGTGTCAAATCCCTCTATACTTGTAGGACTCTATCCAATGCTTTGAACACTCTTACACTAGGTACTGTAAAATACCGACTAGAGTATCGCTCTGCTGTCCAAAGCATTCTGTCATACCTACTGACTTTGAATGCTCTACTCATATGCCAATACTCTAGCAGTTCCCCCTCATCAATATCACTACCATTCACATACAGCATAACAACTCCTTCGTTTTTTCACTTCCTCAAAAGTATAACATGAAAACGAAACTATTGTCAAATCCCCTGCACTAAACAGGAACTAATACTTTTGCACCATTTGAATCATCAAAGTAACGATTGTACAGTAGTGTAGTGTACTGTCCTAAATCATCATTATCGTCTACTCCATATTCCTCAGCAGTATGAACCCATCTTTGAACATACTCTATAGAATAGTTAGGGTTAGTGTTGTACCTTGCCAAGTAGTGCATTACTGTTGCTACTGCATTGGCAGGTCTTTCATCTGTTCCCTCTACTACATACTTGCTTCCAAACTTAAACTTCCAGTAGTTAGCACCTTCCGCTTCCCCATAGTTCTCCATGTATTGTGTATATACGGATATGCTCATTTTCATACCTCACTTGTTTCGACTTAGCTAAAGCATAACACAAAACAAATCGCTTGGCAAATCCCTACTACAGATACCATGAAAGATTCTTTTCTGTAATCTCTGATTCTGCTGTACTCTCCTCACTATCATAGTAAACATCAATCGTATAAGCAAAATCACCAGTAGTAGTTACATTTACCTGTTCCCGTAAAGCATTTAGTATTGCAAATTCTACATCTTCTCTCTCATCATGAGAGAACAGTTCCTGTAATCCTTGATACTGTACTCTTGCCATTAGTTACTCTCCTCCGTAGATAGGTCTATCAAAGTCTATAATTACTTCATTACACTTCACACACTCAACAGCTACAGTTTCACCATTGCCATAATTAGCAATCTCTATTGCACTACTCTGAATAGTTGACTCTAATTCTATAGTACATTCAGAATGTGTCAGCAGTTTGTTATACATAACGTATACATAACTAGGTCGATTATACATACTTTCTTTAGTACTCATTGTTCCTCCCATGCTCTCACTTTAGTATAGCCTTTATTTTTCCTATGCTGTACCCATGTCACTGCTTGTACTACATTGTAGTGTACACCAAGTTTCTTGCTTGCTAGTTTATAGGAAGTCTGCATCCTTCTCATTACTTTAGGACTACTAAAGGCTCTGCTTTTGTCACGCTTAGAAACAGGCTTCCCATAATATATAGTCTGAGCATGGCTGTCTACTACAGGTAGATAGTTTCCATAAGGCTCTACTATTGCATGGTAGAAAGGAACAACTTTGTTTCCACCCAATACAGTGTCAGGGTCTTCCCCTTCACTAATCCTCTTAGCCTTTGCATTGTTTGCACTGGTCTGCTTTGTACTGTAGCCTAGTGAAGTAAACTTCAATGCTTCAGCTACATTATCTCCCCAATCTGTCTGAGGCGATAAGGCTGCTAAGATACCTGCACCTACTCGTATATCTTCAGTGCCTAGCAGTTTACTTACTTGCATTGCTATGTTATTAGCATCCGTGTACCAGTATTGCCCTTCAACTAAACTATCCGCTGAAGCCCTGTTATAAGCCTCTACTATATTCTGGTAAGAACCCTTGACTACATTCTCTGCTTTAGCCATTAGATATACCTACCTTTGCTAATCCAACATGGCAACTAGTTGTTTGAGATGTGAACCCCAACCCTCTACTAGTATAATCATATACTTCCCTACCCTGTCCAATCAACAGAGCATAGGAATAAAGATTATAACCATCAGTAGATAAGTGCCTAGCTTTGGTGACTCTCCCAGAGAGCCATGCTTGGATAACGTCGCTGTTCGATACCATAGTACACTCCTTTGCTTCGTTTTCCGACTTGCTTAAAGTTTACCACGGCGACAAGTTGGTGTCAAATCCCTAGTGCAGTTATACTGTCATCTTACAGAACAACCCTATAGAGGGCTGATTCTACATTGGTCTGCTCTGTTTCTTGTTCAGCCATAAAACGTATTCTATCGGCAGCCTTTTCATGAACTAATCTAGCCAAATTTTTAGTCCATTTTCTATTATCCATTACAGTAGCATTAGTCAATAAACCTATATGATTTTGTACTTCCTGTAGAAAAGGCATCCTACTTTCCCTTTTCCCATCTACAAAATAATCAAGCATACCATACCCTACAATAATTTCAAACTCTATTAGTCTACGATAAAAGTCTTTATAATTCTTTCCTGTGATCTTATTGAAACCTATAAGCATTGTAGCCCATATCAATGTGTGGGTTACAGGATGAAGTTCTACCTTTTCCGATTCCTCTTCAGAGGAAAACCAACATAATTCTTTAGTATTTTGTACTGCTGTTATATCCCAATTTAATGACATTACTTAACTCCGTTAGATAAAAACTCAAAGGTTCCTGAGAAGAAGCCAAGCATAGAAGGAGCAACAGGTAAGCTATTCACTGTTGTCATATGCTTTATAAGATACTGCTCTACATCCTCTGTAGTATTAATTCCTAAGTCTATGCAATAGATACCTTTAGGGTCTTTAGCTGAAGTTCGTTCAAAGCATCCAAAATCTATGGCTTCCAATAGTCCTAAACACCTCCTCTGGTCACCATCTAACTGTCCAAGCATATCCTGAGTATACGCTCCAATATTTATAGAATGGTGTCCACTAACTACAAGAGCTTGGTCTAGCACATTTCTGCTCAACTCTGTTGCCATGTCTCCTTCTCCTTTTGCTCTCTAGCTTTTTGTATTCTTTTAGCTTCTTCCCCTGATTTTTTCAGGAGCCATCGTACACTTCTTCTATTGTCAGGAGTAAACCGTTTCTTAGTGATCTTCTTAGAGTCTCGTCTACTCCATTTTGAATCTTTCTCTAGATGATACTCAGGCATTAAAACAACGTACTTCATTATATACTCCTAATGCAATTACTGCTCAGGTCACGAGTTATTTTTCGACTCGCTTAAAGTCTATCACTTTTTTGCGATAAGCGCAAATCTTCTAGTGTACTTTTAGTCCGAGGGTACGCAGCCTTTCTAGGTGCTAGTACCTCTACAGGAAAATTAAATACAGTCTCTTTTAGATAATGCATATCGTCTATATCAGATACTTCTTTATGCACCCCCTCAACCTTTTCGAGTTCCTGTATACCGTAGTGTAATGCCTTGGCTATAATAAACCTTCCTCTCATAGAGGAAGCAAACTCTCCAGCTATTTCCAAATTCTCTTCTTTAGTCATAGTATACCTCTCCTAATAATTATACTTTCCAACATCATCAACTTAACCATAAGCACACACTCCGCACTTCAGACCACCTTCTACTCTAGCATCTTCATATCTATACTCTTCACATTCCCCACAGAGCAACCATCCATTATCTTCGTTTTCACATTCGTCACAAGTTTCATCCCATACCTTTACCTTATGACGATTACAATAACCTACATGGATACCGTGGTCTTCTGCCCATTGGTCATGCTCCATACCATAACCAGTTCTTTGGTCTATCCACTTACGAATAGTTTGATTAGAATCTGTCCATAATATGTTAGATGGATTAATCATAATTATGATTTATAACTGGCGTAAAGGATTTTGTAGAAACATCATCATCCCAAGGGGAATGGCCTTCATCATAAAAAGGCACATAGTCATGACAGCTACTACAAACACCAAATGCGCCACTCTCATCAAAATCTATTTCTGTGCCATAAATTACTCCATAATAACAACAGCTACTCAAGTAGTTACATTCGTGCTTTGCCATATCTCACTCTCCTACTTCAACTTCTCTCGACTTAGTTCGCTTGTCAATTAGGTAAGTATCCTGCAATTGCCATCCCCTCTTCTCTATAAAACCAAGAAAAGTGCAGATCAGGAAATAGTTTTACTAATGCTGAGTAGACTCCTACAGGAGGCAACCAAGCAGTATCAAAACTATAGTGTATTGTTGTATCAGCAAATTTGTCTACATAGACAGAAGCTGTGTCCCACTTAGTTCCCCAATTATTATTACACCAATCGTACCAATTATCTGTCCCATACTGTTTCTTGAATCTAACACTCATCTGTTTAGTAATGGGCCTACCTTCAAAATCATATGTAGGTTGGTGTTTCCTAATCCAATCATGATATTCTTCCACTGTACATATTTGCACAGGAGAACAAGTACCTGTGAGTTCAGAAGGCATGGGCATTATACTCTGAAAAGAAAACTCTACATCCGAACTTTTTACAAAATTTATAAAATTCTGTAATGTCCCTTTAGTATCTGCTGTTACAGTTACTTCATTCTGACACCAGTTAGGCATAGTTAATCTCCTTTACAATCTAATTATTTTTCGACTTGCTTCAAGTTTAGCAGATTTTATGACATTCGTCAAATCGTCCTCTTCTAGTGGACAAATACATCCACCCTTATGACTATTATGATCTGGATGTCTATAAGGATTGGCTCCTTCTTGACACCACTTATCCCTGATGTCACAGATATGTTCTACATTTCTAGCCATTACTCTTTCCTCTTTCCTAATGGTATAAAATAGATTCACCAGCAAGAGTAGTAAATAAAGGACGCTTACCAGTTAGGTCGGATAATAAGGATATCATAGCCATCTGGTGTGGAACTTTACAGACTGTTGTATTGGCCTCTTCCCAACCCCCTTGAGTACCTTTCCATGTAATATATACTGTGTAGGCACTAGACCCATCATGCTCTATAACAATGTTGTCGTGTGTCCATGTTCCCTTTGGCTGTGCAATAAATACTGCTTCAGTTTCCATGTGTTGATGTTTCCTCTTTTATATTTTATTAGCAGGGAATGCATAGCCTGTGGTTGACAACCGCACAGGGACTGTTCATACTGGCTCTCTGGATACAGACGGATTGACGGTCAACAAGCGGTACGCAAGTAAACGTGAACCTAGAATTGCCTAAGACATTAACAGTTCTGCGTTCTAGATTTATCCGTCCTTCGTACTTTGTGATACAACGTATGCACGGTACACTGGATACAACAGTAGTAAAATCAGTATGGATATAGGTATAATACAATCCACAAGCTATACATCCCCCTAACCTATCCCTGCACCTAAATAATATTCGATTATGCAGGGAGGCTATGCTTTCACGTATTAGCTATTAGAGAGTAAGCATTTATCCTTGCCTTCGTCAAGGTTTAGATTTTACGACTATTCTAATAACGTTCTTAGCCTAGTAGCTTATCTCTCAATACTGGTTTATTACGAATATATAATTACATCTCACACCTCCACAAAATGCCGTTTTTCGACCGCTTCATTAGTTTAGCATGTTTCGACGTTTGTGGCAAATCCCCACTGCTCTAATTCGATAGAGGATGGTCGGGTATAAGATAGGGTATAGTATTCATGTGAAAAGGGTCTTCAGATATTATTTGCTCACGTAAATGTTCTTGTTTCATGTGCAGTACTTGAAGGTGTAGGAACGTGAAGTATTGTTGTACTATCGTTTCCCATATCCAATTAGGTAACAGCACTCCCGCATAATCATACATCGCTTTAGATAATGACTGTACTGCTAAGTACGGATCATGAGGGAAAAAAGGTAACATCAATTGTTCAGCGTCCTTAGTATCCATATATTCCTGCAGCGTTTATAGTCTATAAAATAGAGCAGTTTTCTGTCATGCTCAGGACAGCACCCTCACCTTGCTCTTTCTATTATACTAACTATTAGTTACTAATTGTCTAGCAGTTGAAAAAGCCCTAGCCTTAGCATCTGCCCTAGAGCCAAACAATGCGGTAGCAGAATTAGCGTGGCCCTTCCTATAGTCTTCTGTTTCTACAATCGCTTGCCATATAGCCCAAGGAGTACGAGCAAGATTACTAAACTCATCGTTGAAAGCAGTATAACGTTCCCTTGCTCCATTACGAATCAATTCTATTCTCTCTACTCGTTTCTCATATTCTTCTTGCAATTCTTTCTTGTCACCAAGAAGTTTCATCCACACACCAGTAGGGACATCATCAGCAGTGATATCCTTTGAAAGAGATAATCGTCTGGGCTGAGAAGCGTCAGGATATGCAGACTTCAAAACTCTCTCCACATCTGTGTCCTCTATAGTAGTTGTATTAAGAGTGTTCATAACAGCAATAGCTTCATCCTTTGCTGAACTCATTTGATTAAACAATCCTATGTACCACTCTGTATCCGATTCAATTCTCCTAGTATGGGTAAGCCTTACTGAAATCTTAGCATTTGCCAACCCCGCCGTAAGTGTATTCTGACACACAACTCGTACAGGAGTAAAAGCAATTTGCAATGCACCCATACCATCACGATGGTCAGTAACGAGGAAGTATAGTTTATGGTCTTCACCACAAATCTTACTATCCCCTGCATCTAAGGTCATGAAGATTTTCTCTCCATAACCTATTGCACCTATGGTTTCCACAGGATACTTTTCTGTTACAGGGTCTAACATCCTACCCAAATCCACAGCTTGAATAGGAGTCCACTCTTTTCCTACTATAGACAATACTCTATATTCATCGTCGTCTTTTACAGGTTCTCGCACAACTGCAAAATTATTAGTAGGTACAAGGTCTATAGTCTCTCCTTTATCTATCTGAACTACTACAGGATGTTTTGCAATATGAAAATCAATACCTGCTTTACGAATAGCCTGACTCATAGACATAGGCTCTTCAAATACTTGTCCAATCCTATGCCATGCAGGTGTGCGCCTTCCTAGAAATCTATCACCAAAAATCGATGCTGACATTATATTAGCTCCTTTATACTAAATTATATTATTTGAGTCGTCTTCTATACTCTCTGCTTCATATAGATTTGTTTCTATTCTATAGAGAAGTTCTATATCCTCTTGGAGAGCTTCTAGTGTGCTTACGGCTCTATCTCTTACATCCTCTGCCGTAGCCATTATATCTTCAACCTTTAGCTGTACGTCCTCTAAGTTGCTTACACTATCCTGTATGCTTTTTACTATTTCTTGTATACCCACGATTTACTCCTTTATGTACTAAACATACTTTGATATTGAACATCCTCGATAATTACATATCTACACCTCCGCAAAAGCGAATCGGTTTTTTCAACGCAACCTTAGTTTAACACAAGCGTAAAACTTTTGTCAAATCCCTAGAGCAGGGAATCCCATAATCGTAGATTATATGAGAAATAACCAAAGGCTTCACCATTTCTATAGAGTACAGGATTTGTCCAATTGCCGCCACCAACCATCCAGAAACTTTGCCACTTAGAAATCTTATCACGGACTTCATCTATTGTAATTCCCCAAAAATCTTCAGGGTCTGTGATAGGCGTATACTGTTGTTTATCTACATTCCCTACTGTTTTAACTGTTGTTGTGTAAACGTCCATTATCCTTCCCTCCATTCTCTATAACTTATCTCTAACTTCTTCACTAATTTTTCGTATACGAATATTCTCATCTCTGATACATTCTGTATCTTTCCGAATAATAATAGTTTCTGCTAAGATACCTTTCGTATCGTTCCTAATAGTAATAGTTTCCTGTAGAATAGATTTAGTTAAACCTACTAATCTAAAGGAAAGATAGGCAATATAGATATTAAGTATACCCACAATTCCCATACCTATAACCGATAGAATTATAAAATATCCCATTGTCATTAGTCTCTAGCCTCATAATCATAATCATCTAAATCTGGTTCTTCTACATAATTTTTCCACACTCTGTTCTTAGGGATTGAAGCTATTCTATTCTGTCTATATGTTTCCAAAACAGTATCCCATATTTCCTGTTCAGTTACAGTACGCCCAATTTTCTTTTCTAATCGTTTCCAAACTTTCAGAAGTTTCTTTTCCTTTCTCCTAGTTTCAAGCATATTAAATTCTCCATCACAAGCAAGATTTTCCGGCGATAATTTATTACACAACTCTTCAAACTGTGCTAGATATTTTGATTCGATAATCAACTTGTTCTTTACTGCAATCATAATACGTATACTCCTTATTATCTTTTTTAGGATAGACTTTTGGAAGCCACTTCGTTTGAAGAGTCTTGTCAAAAACTAATAAATATCTATGTTTTCTTGGTCGGTGTCTCCATTCTCCTTTACTACCTTTTACCTTGCCTCTAGTATGTTTAAGAAAAGTGCCATCCTCTTGTTCAAACCACCAATCGCTTTTAGGGTCTGTGAGTCCATAATACATAAAGTTTAAAGATTGATATATATACCCTGCGTGGTAGCGAGAATCTGCATAGCTAAGAATAGCTCTAACGTCCAGTTCCTTACGTACCTCTTTCATAGCCATTGCTACAAATTGAGACAGTATTAAACTGCCGTTGGCAGACGGATGTTTTACTAATCGCCCAAGTTCAAGTATACCACGTTGATCGGTTCGTGTCAAACCGAAGCACCCCTTCACCAACTCAGGAACAGAAGGATTATGAAATATACAGACAGCCTGTAAAACATCATCAATGAATGCACCATAATTATAGCCTGTCCTAAAACCTTTGCTTTCCTTTGTCAAATAATGATAGGGATGAAGTAATGATTCTGCTTCCTTCTTTGTTATCTTTCTAACTATAGGCTTACACATTAGTGTTATCCCATACAGTGTAATTCATCATTAAGTCTTCTGAAAGTTCTGGCTCTTGGATATCAATCAGACTTACTGAATTGTCAGACATGAGTCCTTTACACAGTATGGTTTGAAGTATGCCCTCTTTGTCATATCCATAACTCACTGGCTCAAGCCACTCGAACCCTAGTACCGTATCCTCTTTTCTTCTTGGGTCTAAAACAAGTCTCATCTTACTCTCCTCTTTTATAGGTTTCAACCTCATATAAGGTACTCACCGTATCTCCATGAGGATCATATTGCATAGGGCCTTCATAGTCTCCTATATGCTCTCGTACAATTTCTTCGGCTTCTGTAACACTATCTGCTTCTATTTTAGCAATACCAGAAACATGATATCTCTTGCTCCAATATACTTTATAGTTTGGCATTTAAGTAGCTCTCTAGTTGATTATAAACATTTTGTTTGCTTCCCGTAAAACCTAGTTCAGATTTAATAATTGCATAACAGCTACGTCCTTTATTAGTCATTCGTATACCTTTTAACTCTAACTTTAAACCACTAAGCAATGTATGTAATCTAAATAAAGGAATTAGGTCACCAGTTATAATTGTCATCGTTATACTCTCCTTAGCGCAAATATAGAGGAGACTGAATTCCCCCAACTTTGCACCAACTATTAACTTTCTCTTTACTTCCCCAACATCCAGTTGGAGCTTCCCAGTAAATCCATTTCACAATTTCCTGTAAACGTGGAAGGTTCTTACTATCTGCTCTGGCAAAAGCTCCCACTAAATCATTTTCAAGACAGGCCATAAGAAAGCCACCTGCCTCAATACCCCTTTCAACATATTGTTGCATACTGCCCTGCAAACCTTCAGGTAGTAGAGAATAATGGTAAATATCTATACTCATATCTATGTCCCCCTTATACTTCTTTTTGGTGCCTCTGGAAGGAATCGAACCTTCACGCCTTTTGGCACTTGGGCTTAAACCAAGCGTGTCTACCGTTCCACCACAGAGGCTTTAAAAAATAGGGGGGGGATTTTTATATCCCCCCCATATATATATACCTACGAATGATGTGTATTATTTACTTATTTACATCTATAGTGATATCAATTTCATCCGAAATTACCGTATCAAAATTAACTTGAACATCTTTAAGTAGGTAATCTATCTGCACATCTCTACTCTCTTGTTCAAGCTCATCAGCATACAGTAATGCACAAACTTTACGTTTTAAATTATAGCCTACAGGTTCATCTCCAATTTTAATAAACGATGATGCTACCTCCCTAATCATAAAGAGTTCTGTAATATCTATCTCAAACGTATACTCTTTACCTTGATTTTCCTGTTTTGTAGTATAGACCACAGCTTTACCAATCTTGTCCATTAAGTCCAATGGTACGGCTAGTCCTGCAGTCATTTGTACAGGTCGCATAGAAAATACTCGCTGTTCATCTCCTTCTCGTTCAACCATTAAAGTCAGACTATCATCTAAAAACAATGCTTCATTTCTAGATAAACTGAACGATAATTCTTTTTCCAGTTCTTCATAATCATGTTCCTCTAAGGGAGTATTATTTTCTTCTACCATATACTCCTCCTTCATTACCTTTTATAAAAGGTCTCCTGTATTTGATTACAGCGGGAACATCTAATAATATCTTTAAGTATATATACTTCTAATACATTATTTGAATGACCCCTTCGTCTACATATAAATTTCTTTAACATACGCATTATTAAGTTACTTCCTCAGCTTCGTAGTCTTCAAGCCTTCGCAACTTCTTTTTTAGTTTAGACCACTCACGAGATTGTTTAGAATCTTTTTGAAGGGTTTTACGAAACGGCTTACTTAAGTTTTTCAGATACCGTTTAGATGTTGTTTTTCTCTCTCGACTTGACCAATTATGATTATCCATAATTCTTTTCTTTTAGTCGAAACTCTAGTAAATCAATCTTATCTTGAATGTCTATCAATTTTTGCATTACCTCCTGATGTGTTTCATGCATGAGTCTTTCAGTACTGTCTAATCTTATATTAAACTCCTGTGTATGAATCAACATCTGTTCTGTTACGCCACTCATTTCTCTCTCCTTATTATACTATTTAAAACTGACCTACTTTATTTTTTTCGTTTTGAAACCTTCCCTGTAACTAGTTTCCACATTGGTATACTTCAGGTTCTTTTCTCTATAACTACCTCTTTCTCCAGTTTAACCAATCTTTATTTGCCACAGGCTTCCCATCATTTAATACACTTTTTATCAATAATCCATTTTTAATGGCTATCTCCAAACCTATTATATGGATCATATCATTTAGGATATCAGCAATGTGACTAACATCAAAGTCAGCACCTAGTGTATAAATCTGTCCTGTATCTGAATCCCATACTGTTAAGCTCCATATATCTATAGTCATTAAAATAACTTTAATTGAACAGGTTCTTTCTCAACTACAGCTTCCCATTTCTTCCATGGCATATCGTTATACTTTAAGAGAGGTTGGCTAGAAAAATCTATATTAGACATTACATCATAAAGTTCTTCTACAGTTTCTCTAAGTAACTTATTCTCTACTCTTAGTTCACCATTTAACTTTCTATGTTCTTCATTTGTTTGCAACAATAAATCCATGTCTGTCCATTGCATTTCATGATCCATGCGTATTGTCCTCCTTATTGATAGTCTGATGCAAGACAATCCCAACATAGGGTTACTGCATCATTCAGATTAGTGCCATTACATTCTGGACAGTGAGGTAGCTCATATTCATATTCGTCCCCAAACTTTTCGGACAACCACCTATCAACTTTAGTTGCCTCCAAAGCCTCTTCTAGAGAAACGATTTCAAAGATTGGCATTATTCACATCCTTACATAATAAAAATTGAGCAGTTTAAAGACATGCTCAGGTCTACTTCAGTGTAGGTTTATTCTATTATACTAACTTAGCTAGGTCTTTGTAAGCCCTAAGTAAGTCATAATATCGAATCTGTGTATCTTGTTCACGCTCAGTATCAGTAATGTATACTCGCATAGAAGTAGCATTCTCTTTACGAGTAGACGCTTGGGGAGTACCCTTTGGACGCTTACCAGAATAACGAACTCGTATATCATAAGTATTCTTATTAAGATGCTTCTTCAAACTCTTAATAAACTGATTACCCTTGAAAGTATTCTCCACCCTCAACACAAACTTCTCTTTGGATTCATTCTGTATCTGCATAATATGTAACCTCCTAAAATGTAGCGTTTTCGCTTGATTCAAGTTTACCACAAAACTTGATACTTTGTCAAATTTTCTCTATACTACTTGAGCTATAGAGTATTCATGACCTTTCATATTCAATTTGTACAGAGTTTCTGTATTTAACATTCTATATTGTTTCTTGTGCATATCATACACAGTCATAAGTTGTTTACTTTCAGGGTCATATCTTAGTCCTTCACCAGTAACACTTTTAGAAACTCCTAGCCTTGCTGACATGTTTCTTATATCTCCTGTGGTACGCTTTACAAAGGTCACTCCAAAAATCTTTCCTTTACTATATTTAATCATTTGAATAGCCGTTTCTTTATCTATTAGCACCTTTCCTCCTCTCTCTAAACTAATCACATTCCGCAAAATGCCATTGAAAACATACCTCCCACCATCAAAAATAACCAAAACTTTATTGGGTTAACTATCATCATAAGCGTTTCGTGCCTCCTTTTTCGTTGGATGTTTTCAAGTTTAGCACAATTTTCGTTTGGACGCAACTCGACTTTTTATCTCAATATAGTATAATAAAATAGGAGGTATACTTATGATTCGTAAACGATTTATAGCAGAGGGTGTACGACCATTTAGAACTAAATGGGATGTTCAGAAAGCCATGAAGACTAGTGAGCTAGACATCTATCCTCAGATGTTACTGAAAACTAGAGAGATGAAAGAGTACTTGAATAATAAAGTGCCTATGCAATCAGATAAACTTAAGGTACGTCTACTAAATGAAGGTTATTTGGAACCACAATGTGCTATTTGTTTACGTGTGTTCTGGGTAGGAGAAACCATTCCGTTACAGTTAGATCACATTAATGGAAACAATGAGGATAATAGATTAAATAATCTAAGACTCTTATGTCCTAACTGTCATGCACAGACACCTCAATACAGATTGAAAGATGAGTTTAAGGGAGAAACTTATTCCAATAAGGATAAAGAAGACTCCAATAGAGCATAATCCATTTCAATAAGGTTCTTATCAAGTCTAAAAGTAAGGAGAAAAAAAACATGAATCCACTGGCAATTATAAACCTAGCCATAACATTTATCCAATTAAATGCGGGACAGTCGGCTGCAGCTAAAAACATTATTAAGGAAGCCCTTGATGTGGTACAATCTCTTGGAAAAGCCATGAAAGACAAAAAAATTACTATGGCTGAAAAGAAAGCATTGGTCAAAGAACTCAAAGAGTTCAGTACTGCTACAATTAAAGCATTGGACAACCTTATCATTCCCGAATAGGGGGCTTGAAATGAGCTTAACACAACAAGAACTACACGAACGTATTTTATATCCAGTTACAAGAGTTAGGGCTGGACAAGCAGGTGGAAGTGGAGTATTAATTTATTCTGCTCCAGACCTTAAACATGAGGGTAACTTTATAAATATTGCTCTAACCTGTGAGCATGTTATAGATGGGAATATTAAAATAATTGATGAGTGGGATGCAGTATTAAAACGTCAAGTCAAGAAAGATATTCTTGAAGAAGTTACTGTAGAAGTATTTGATTATGAAGGTTCTAAAGTAGTATCTGCAAATTCGACTACAGGAAAGATTATTGCCTATGATAAAAATCATGATGTAGCGGCTATTAGATTAAATAATCCTAGACAGATGCCTTATGTAGCAACTCTCTATCCTAAAGGCGAACTTGAGAATTTAAAGCTGTTTGATGATGTATGGGTATCTGGATGTTCATTGCTCCATGACCCATTCTCTTCTCAAGGTTCTTTAACATATCTACGAGAGATGATTGAGCAAAAGTCCTATCTTATGACCAACGCTCCCAGTATTTTTGGTAATTCGGGGGGTGGATTGTTCCACGGTAGTGGATATTTACTTGGGTTAACTAGCCGTATCACAGCCATTCAATTAGGTTTCGGGGTAGATGTAATGACTTGGATGGGCTTTTCTACACATCCAGAACGTATCTATGAATTTATAGACCATCAGGAATTAAAGTTCCTTTACGATGATTCAGATAATTATTATTCTGCTATGGAACGTAGGGATGCTAGACGAAAGGACGCTCTTAAATCTGTTTTGTTGGAAGGGGAAGGATTATCTCCACAGTCCGAAAATGCTTAAACAGCAGGAAATATGTTGATGAGAGCTATAGATAGTGATTCTATTCCAAACATCCATATAAGAGATTTTCAAAGACAGAAAGTGTATGATGCGGAAGAACAATGTATGTTCTGGCATATACATCCTCAGACATCTCAAACAAAGGCAGAACAACTAATTCATTCTGTTTCTACATGGGCAAATATTGAGAAGCCTATTCTCTATACCGGTAACAAGAAAACCATTCCAACTAGCATTAGAAGAAGGCTTGCAAAACATATTGCTTATGCTACCCCCACTTATGTAGCCATTCCATCTAATGTAGTAAAAAGGATTCCATTTATCTGTCATGAGATGGCTCATGTAATTAATTATCAGAAAGGCCCAGCAGATCATCATGGGCCAAATTTCACTAAAACTTATTTACAACTAGTTGGAAAGTTTATTAATGAGAAAGCGAGACAAGACCTTCAAGATTCTTTTGATAGAAAGCATGTAAAATATTATAACTAAACTATATGCTTTAATAAAACATCAATATTCCACAAAGAATACTTACAAGTTAATTCTGTATCCGTTGGAATGTGTTCTAGTGTTACCAATATTTTGACTGCTGTATTATCTATTAATAATTTATCTGTGATAAAACAGTTAGGTTTTTCATAATGATTGTAAAATCCACCTAACGGAGTTCTTATCCATCCATTTGGAAATAACTTATGTTTAATATGTGTTATTCCAAGCTCTATTCCTTGTGGAATGTCTTTCACAGAAAACAAACCTAAACCATGTATCGACGAATTTTTAATTTCGACTTGATTAGGTAATGGGGAGTATGGTAAGTCGATTATTATTTCTGTAGTCATTTGCTATTTTTATACTAAATAAGGAGTTTTTAGGCGTTTTTCCTAATTTCTACATGTTTTGCCAAAGCTAAGGCGCTCTAGGAAGCCCGTAGAGGGGCTTTAAAGATAAAAGATGACCTATACCATTACCCAAGAGTTTAAAAGCCCTGTTTTGAAAGGCATAATCTCCTTTTATTTTACAGGAACCATTTCATTTAGTGTTGCTCTTACTGTATCTTTATCTTTTTCAAAGTAATCATAATTGAGGGGAATATAAGCTTTTTCAGCTTCGGGTACACTATCTTCAGCAAAAATTGAATTTACTGGGCATACAGGCTCACATGCAGCACAATCTATACATTCATCAGGAGCAATGTACACCATACGGTCTACACCCTCCTCAAGGTAAATACAGTCCACTGGACAAACATCTAAACATGCTTTATCTAATACATCTACACAAGTTGAAGTAACTATATAAGTCATAGTGTTTTAGTCCTTAAATGACTATGGAAACCGCTCATTAATCATCACCAAGTTCATTTAAATAATTCTCTTCAGAATATTTTCCACAAGAACAATTTCCACCACAACCACAACTATTATATTCTTTGTTCTCGTTCATTATGCATAGAACACAATCACACTCACAATCACATTCTGCTCCATAATTTTCAAGACAACTACAATTTCCTGTTTCTATACAAGAACAACTAGTTAATTCAGCTTCGTATACATATACCATGAATATGATCCCCCTTTACTCATTTTCTAGTACTTTCATACCCAAAGCTATGATTCCACCAATTGTTGCGGTTGCAAGCTCAGGTACTCCATTCATAGCGCCTATTCCAGCTAAAATTCCTAGCACAAGAATCGCTAAAAATATTTGCGGTCTTACTTTACCCATTATCTTTTCAACCCCCTATAATTTTTTAAGGCTGTGCTGTATTTCTTAATATGCTGATTACTTATGATTTTATATTCATAAGTATAGTTTCCCCACAGGTCTTGAATCCTGAGCAATTTAACAGATGGAGGAAGTTTATCAAGCTCATTTGCGTATTCTATGCGATAATAATTATCTAAAGCTCTAGTATTCTCTTCCCGATGTGCCAACGCTCTTAGAAAGTTCGATATAAAACCAAACATATAAACCTCCTCTAGTTCTTAATTTCTTTTTATTGCTTCAGCAATTTTCTTCCTTTGGGAATCCCCAACACTTCCTTCTTTAAAATTGCTATGTCCCTGCTTTTTAGCTTGGGAAGTAGCTATCGCAAACGGATTATTCTCCGCTTTAAATAAATCCATATAGTTTAGAAATTGTTTAGTTATACTTATCTCTGGTGAATACCATGGATGATCAGATTCTGCTGCAGCCTTTCTAGCCTTAGCTGCTGCAGACTTATGATAATCAGGAGAGTCTTCATCTAACTTATCTCCTAGTTCTTGACCAGCTTCATTAACTGTCCATGGAGGTTTATGATTTATTGGTATTCCCCAATCATTAGTTTCCACTTCTACAACAGGTGTATACCTCATTCCTTCAAGGGGTTGCTCCGAAGGAAAACCATATTCTCTTAGTAGTTGATGATGTTCCGCATCTCGTGCAGCATAGTTATGTAAGGTATTGAAAGATTTGCCATTATTCAAGGGGTCTTTATCTGCTTTAGCTAATATATCTGTAAAGACAGATATAGTATCATGACCAACTACAATACATGCACAATCCTCAGATTTTTGTAATTCCTGCCATTTACCAAATGATTTAATAAAATCTATGTTTCCTTTTTTATTTTCCATAAGTACTATCTCCAATACATTAAGTTTATTTCCTACGCTAGATGTTGGATCACCTCCTTCAGAAGATAAATTAGGACTATACAATTTACACCAATCCTCAGAATGTATATCACCCATGACCAATTCACACGTTCCAACCTCATCCTCAGCGGTTCGTATAAAATACTGACATGATTCACATTTAATACCAACCTCTAATTCTGGTGGAGTGGCTTGTCGTAATCCTGCTTCTACGGGACTGAGTTGACCATCACGTTTCTCCAGTTTAATCAAACAACTTCCATCAATACAAGAACCTTGTGGTGTAGACAGACTCTTTAATAAGTCAAACCCAGCCCCCTGATTGACTCCCTTTTCACATACAGTTACTTCTGCAAGTTCCATTTCATCTACTTGCATATAAGGCATTAAGCCTTTCTGCATGTTTTGAGTCTTAGTGGCTGATCCAGCAATAGAATAACTTTTAAGCTTACCGTCATTTATTTGATCTATAACTCTTTGCGCTATACGAGTGTCATCTCTGATTTCACAAATAAAATATAGTCCTTTATCGTCTACACCAGACTTAAAAATCTGTCCACCTTTACTTATATAAGCTGGTAATGCCCAACCTACTTGAACATCACTATGGAGTACCATAGCATTACGAGTACGAAAGTTAGCCATATAGCGTTTAAAGGCCCGTTCCAAAGCATCGGTTGTTATCATATGACCTTCTCTATCAATTAATTCTACAGAGGCTGGGCCACCGATAACTAATGGTTCAGAAATATTAAATTCTTGAGCAGCTTCTGTATATTCAGGAGCATCGGGAAAGGCACGAGAGAGTGTTAAAACCTCAGCTTTAGAAGCTATTCCAGCTTTCCACAATTTTTGATATTCCTCTAATGCACCTTGAATATCCTCAACAGTAGTTCTACCGTTTTGAGCTTTTTCTAATAGCATTATTTCAGCATCATCTGATGCCCATGAATAGAGATCAATACTCATTATATTCTCTTCCTAGGCGTAATGAGTTCCCCAAACAACTCCGCTAACTGTTGGAGTATTTTGGGCAGCTATTACGGTAATCTTATTAGTAAATCCTAAAGGCCAATTTGTATCTAACGTACCACCACCCAATATTGGTATGCCAGTAGTAGAAGTAGCTATTGTATCAAAAGCTACATAGACGATATCAGCCGCAGTTCCTGATTCATTCTTTAAGAATATTCCTTTAATAAGAGCTAATCCCGGTTTCTTAATTGACGTAGAAGCGTTAGCTGTTCCTGTCCACTCATAATTAATTCCGTTATCACCATCTATATAAGTAGAAACTGCTGTAGTATCTTCTCTGACCTCAAACATAATCTTATCTACATAAAAATTTATATTATGTTGAGCAGTAGTAGTTATAGATAATCTATAGGCCGCGGCTGCAGTACTGCCAGCAACTGTATATTGTGCTGTTAATCGTCTCCAAGAAGTTGCTAAACTATCTGTTCCTGATGTTGCAAGAACTGTACCTGACGAATCCATTAGTTCAAGAGTCACTGCTCCTGAAGCTGATGCGCCTCGATGTTCGACCTGAACTGTTAGATGTTGAGGATTAATATTGAAAGGTATTAAAGGAGAGTCCCAATAAACTCCTTCATCGGCGTCGGAGTTCGCTGGGTTCACAAGTAAAGAAGCTGTTCCTAATGAAGCTTGCCCAGTATCTCTGGATATCGCTGAACCAGTTGCCGTGAACATAGTAACATCTGCAGCCTCAACTCTAGGATTTGTTACCCAGTTAGTAGCGGTTTCTCCTCTAGATACAGTAAATAAGGTAGATACTGTAGTTGAAGTAGCTGCTCTAAACGGTGAGTATCTTGTATATGGATGGACAGATTGCCTAGTAGAAAAGTCTATTTCCCAACCCCTCGCATCGGTATGTCGTTCATTTGCCATAAATTACACTCCCCATCTTAATCGTATTATTCCTAATATCGCTCCTAAAACTACTGTAGCATGAGCGAAAAGAATTCCTGCAAATATTGCTACAGCTTTAGCGCCATACATCTTGTTTCTCCATGACCTTAAATCGTCTAGCTCATCATTAACCTTATCTAAACTTCTACATAACGTTTCATTTAAAGTACTTTGCGTTGAAATATAAGTGTCTAATCGTTCCATATAAACTGCTAAATCTATAGAAAGAGACTCTTGTTGTTTTCTAGAGGCCATAAATACACACCTTCCTCTAAATTTACATTATATAAACCTCGTTTCCATCATTAAAAGGTAGCCACCCCTATCTGAAAATGGCTACCTAATGACTTAAGACCCATAAAGTTTAATGATAAATTTACCAGCCGTATAAGTTGCATTTGTAGACCCACCAGAGGCGGCTAGATACAAATACTCGTTAGCAGCGGGAACAGCAGTAATTCCTTTAGGAGCTAGAATGCCTGTCCAATCTACCGCAGTAGCCAACAAAGCTGTTTCGGTCAAACCAGTGACAAGTGCTTCCTCCGTACCAGTAGCTTCGGTAGCAGAAAACAAATCAATATCAGGCTCCCCACCTGCTGGGGTTTCCACACATTGCATATAGCCGTGAGTAATGGTGCCATTCTTAGCAGCGGTAATCTGTCCAATATGACAGTTTGCCGTTGCTGCTACACCAATAATATCACCGTCAGCATCACCTGAGTTTAGACCTGTTAAATCTATAATAATAGTTGTTTCGATGACATCCCCCATTCGCAAGACGGAACCTTTACAAACAGTACCAGACCCAGTAGAAATACCAGTACCCGGAATCATATTTTTGACACTGAAAGCAGTTTCGTCCGTACTACCAAAAAGAAAGGTTTCATCATCGGCCAAATAATTCCAATCGTAACCGTATGAAGATCGTGCAATAACTTTAGTATCGCCCGTTACATCGGCCATATTAAATGTATGCTTTGCCATATTGTTATCCTCCATTACAAAAATTATTAAAGGTATTAGGGGCGTAAGATTTATAGCTTACGCCCCATTATACCTAGAGTCTATTAAGTGTTCAAGTCTGCAATCTTAGCTTGAACAAAGATGTTCTTGCATCGCATTTCTGCCATGGTATATAGCAAACCACGAACCACTAGCGCATTGGCTGCGAAGTAGTCACGGTTCTCAACATACTGAGTAGGTTGAGCAACTGCAATTTCAAGATAGTCTGTATCTAAAACATAGACGTTACTTCCCAACACCGCATCCGCAGTCGAAACCGACTTCGGCACATCAGCATCTGGAAGAATTGGAATTCCCTGATACGTAGCTAACACAAGACCAGTTCGAGTGCCGGGGAAAGTTCGCTCTGAACCGATACCTACCTGATACTCCTCCTGTCCCATGTACCTCTGGTTAGAGTTCAAAAGCCTCTCTAGCTTAAAGTACTGGTCATGCCCAAGAAGAATCAGTTTCGGCTCTCCACCATTCTCCCTAATCTTCTGAATAGCTGTGTCAAGTAGGTTTAGAGACAAGTCTCGTCCCGTACCTGAGTTATATGAAACACTAGCACCAGCATTCCAATCACCCGCCGTCCTGCCAGCCTGAGTTAAGTCATAAGCCCTAACGTTGGCCCCACCAGAACCACCACCCACAACCGCTCCGTCTTCCATAACGATGTCATCAATGGAAGTTAGGCCAGCCCGACTGTAGATGAATGCTACGTCACCATCGGCATAGGCAGTACCGCTAGCAACAGTTACTACACCAGTAGAAGTGTTAACTGCGGAAACAGCAGAACCAGAAGTCCTGTCGAATCCAGTACCAACGTTATTCATTCCAACTGCATCACCGATTTTAAAATGTTTTGCAATAGCTGCTGGAACGGTAAACGTTGTCGATGCACCAGCAGATACTAGATATG